AGCCATCTTGTTTGTTATTTTTAAATCTCTTATTTTCATATCTTCTTCTCTACTATTTTCTTTCACTTAAAACACCTCGATTTCTTCTGTTTTTTCTATACTAGTAGTTTCACAAACTTTTAAATTAAAGAATGCAAATTCTTCTGTTCTATAATCTATTTTTAAGTCTACTTCACACATTGTTTGTTTCAAGCAGTCAAATATCCATAAAGGCAATTTGATGTATTTAGGATAATTATGATACTTTGAAACATAATCATGTATTCTATTATTAACAATACACTGCAGTTCCAAATATTCAATACTATCTTTAGTTGTTCTTTTATTTATTTTTTCTTTCATTATGTATTACTCCTCTCTAATATCCACTCATATAAATATGATGTCCTTCTTTTATTTTGTATACTTCTCTTTTTTTATCAAAGTCCCATTCTGTTTTATAATCTTCATCTATTGCTTTTAAAAAATTATAAGTAACAAACATATACCCACATTCAACTAGATGACTTATTTTATATGTTAAATTCTTATTTTTGTTTTCATCTAAAATTGTTTTAAAATCAGCTATACTTCCATAGTTATTTTTTATATACCACTCTTCTTTTTCTATAATATATTTTTCTAAAGCCTCAATAATTGGTTGTAATTCTTTTATTTCAAAATTACTAAAATAATAATCGTTGCTTGGATATATTTTTGCCCCGTTGTTTGTTTAGTGCTTTTCTTAACACTTCAGGAAATTCATTATTTCCTAAACATTGATAATCGTTGACATATACTCTATAACTCATATCTTATTTACTCCCCTCAAAATATTTTTCAAAATCTTCTTTTAAAATTACTTCTGCAATCACTTCTTTATCTCCACAAATAATCATTTGTAATATTTCAACTTCTTTTACTTTTTCTAACCCTCTATTACCACTATCAACCAAATTATATTTATCTGTAGAATATCCATATCCTGGTCTATAGTAACACCCTTCTTTTCTCAATATTTTATTAGCTAAAGTATCATCTAAATGGAAATTTATAAACCAACTTTCTTTATATGTTTTATATATTCCACCACTACAAGCATTTATTTTTAAATTTGTATCTCCTGCATTATAAGTATTAAACATATCTTATTTACTCCTTTACTTCTACAATATTGTTTTCAGGGCAATACCATATTCGCCCATCATCTTGTTTTATATGTACTGTCATATCTCTTCCTGTTGGTTTAAAATGTTTTATTACTACTCCAATATGTCCATCGTATGTTGCTACTCTTTTTCCTATTAATGTTTTTAACATATCTATTCTCCTCCTACTAACTCTGAATTATCGTATATATTGCCTATTACTTCTGTAAATTTTTCTATTATACTTGTTCTTCCATATTCAAGTTCTTTATTGTTAGTTACATCTATTGTAAATCCAGAATGTTCATAAACTACTTTACCTATTCTCCATTTTCCATCAGTAAATACTTTAACTATATCTCCCTCATATATTTCTTTTCCATTTTTATCGTCTAGTCCTGTGTATTGTCCTACTGTATTAATGTCTACTTCTTGTTCTCCTATACCGCCCTAAATAGCTATTATCTTTCCAGCTTATAAATGGTACATATTCATCTGCGCAATTAAAATTAAAAGATAAATAACCATATACCCATTCTCCGATTATCTATTCTTTTTCCTCTAAATTTTATTTCTCTATTCATCTTCTACTCCTACTTTTAAATTATCATTTGCTATTTCTCTTTCTATAAATTTTTCTATTCCCTCTCTATTACATCTACAAATACTCAAACAATAATTACTCCTTATTTTTTTATCTTTAGATTCACTTGAACAACTATATTTATGCCTTCTATAAACAGCTTTTCCATTACTTATTGTTAATTCCATATAAGGATGTTCTATATAATAATCATTAATTATAGATGACTTATAATATTCTTTTTTAGGTTTGCAATTTTGCATTTTTTCACATACTATATGCAGCGCTTCACAATATTTTTTTATTTCTTCTTTGCTGCATAATTCATTGTGTATTTTAATCGCCTCTTTTAAATTCATTATTCTCTACCTCCTACTTTATAGCAATTAGCCATATAAATTTCTTTTGTTAGTATTGTTTTTATTTGATAATCTACAAATGTCTTACAATTTCCGTAATATAAATAACAATAATTTGGTCCTTTATCTATCTTATGTATTAATTTTCCATTTACGTAATCGCCTACTTCTACAACTTCTGATATTATTTTGCTGTGTTTTACTATGTCTTTTTCGTTATAATAATTATATTTACAAGAAATATGTTTTTCACTGCAATTTGAATTGTTGCACTTTCCATTATATTCAATTATCACTTTATCAATAATTCCATCTTTTGTCCTCACATATTCGTTTACTTCTATCATCTCTTATGTTCCTTTCATTTAATTTCTTCTATTTCTAGAATAACTTTACTTGATTTTCCATATTCAAAATCATCTCTAAAACCTTTTACAAAGTTTCTATTATCATCTTTTAACTTTCCTGCTTTTACCATACTGTCTAATATGAACTTTTTGGCAAAGCATACATTGTCTAAATCACGTCTTTTGTTTTCTTCAACCCAGATGAAATGGATCTTAATTGGATTTTTATATTCAGGTAATAAATTTATATACCAGCCTATATCTTTTTCAACATTCTTTTTCATATTAGCTCCAGCATATCTATTTTTTCTGCATTCGTTTATGTATTGATTCAACGATGGCAGCCTAAATGGTATTTCTATTTTGTTCACTTTTCTTTAGCTCCTTTTCTATGTAATTTTCACATCTCCAAACTCCGTTTAAAGTTTTCTAATTCAAGTCTGTTACAGCCTATACATTTTAAACATTTACCGTTCTAACGGTGGATAATTATATTTCATAGGCTAGTCCTCAAATATAGTATTTTCATCTACTTGAGAATTGTCTGTTATTCTAACTGTCATTTTTGAATTAATTTTTATTATCAATTCTGTTTCTTTTGCATTGAAAGGTAAAAAGCCTGAACTATAATTTGTTATACTTTTTAAATATTCTCCTTGTTTTACAAATGTTGCTTTATCTTCTATTTCTATTCCGTCTCTTAAAGAATATATATAAGCTTTTCTTCCAATAAAATTTATTTCTTTATTCTTGTACTCTGCATATTCATTAACAAATCTTTCATAAATTTCATTAAATTCTGTTTTTAATTCATATAAAAATCTTGGAACATCTTTTTCTACATAGTCTTTTATTATTTCATTTTCAAAAATAGTTCTAGGCTTACCATTGCAAATTATACTTATCAATGCGTTTGTAAAATTTTTTTCTTGAATGTATATCAGTGGATGTGAAAATATATTTGTTGTAATTTCATATCCTCCTCCATCTTTCTCATGTAAATACCTCATATTTATAACAAATGTATCTCCAATTTTTCCTATTTTGTTGTTTGGTTCATCAAGTTTTGCATAACATTCATCTTCTTTATACTTTCTTCTAAACTCATTATATTTTATTGCTCTACTTGTATATCCCTTAATGTTTTCTTTTGTCCCATATTTACAATTTGGTCCAATTCTTCCTGCACAAAAACATTTTCCTTTTTTGTAAAAACTGCATTCTTTATATTTATCGCAATATGTTATATCAGCATTTAGTGCTGTTTCTCTTCCTCCAAAAATACTTTTCCCTCCATATAAATCAATATTTATTTTTTCCATAACTACCTCCTAATCAATTCTTAGAATATGATTCATATTTATTGCTATAAAGCCTTTTTCTGTTCTCTCGTATATTGCTACTGTCTTTCCAGTATATTGACATTTCTTTTTATCTATTGCTTTTACATATCCCATTTTTTCTAATTCTGTTAGTCTTGGTGCAGTATAGTTTCTTTCTGTGCTTGGTATAAATCCTAAATCAAATAATTCTACTGCTAATTCTTTTGCTGTTTTAGGCTTGTCTAATCTATTTAAGATTTGTATATATCTTATTTTTGTTTTATCTTGTATGTCATTAAAACTCATTTGCCTTGTTTCTGCTGTAATCATTTGTTTATCACTTCCTCTACTTAAATCTTTTATCTATACTCATTAAATCTATAAATAATTTATCTTGTTCTTCACCTGTTAATAAAGAATACTCTTTACTATTTTTACAATCTGATATTATTGAAATTTTTTTTCTTGCATTTTCTGCTTTGATTTGCTCGCTATATTTATTAAATAAATATAAATAAATATTATTATCATTATTGTTTGTGTCCCTAGTATGTCCCAAGTCTGCCCCGAACTATGTCCACAAGTATGTCCTTTTTTTCTAACATAGGTTGATATTTGCTGTAATTTACAATACTTACAAGAGTTTTTCTTGTGTCCCTAACTTGTACTATCATAGTGTCCTGCTCTAGTTGGTTTAAATAATCACTTACTTTATGTCTTGACCATCTCCACCTTTCTGCTAATTGTTTTATTGATGTTAAAGTTTGTCCTCTTTCTATTTCAATAAAACCATTTTCAAAAGGTATTTTTTTGCTCTTGTGATTAACTGATAATAATAAATCAATCCAAGCACTTCGTTTATCGAAAGGCTCTTTATCTTTCCAAATCCAACTATTTTTAATTTGTCTATAAATTCTTATCCAGCCTTCCATATCTTCTCCTTTCGTATAATAAAGGGCTAGTTTACTGTCTAGCCCCTGTTGTCTTATAAATAACTTTTTCCTATTAATTTTATAAATTCTTCTCTTGTATGAGTTTTTTCATATTCTTTTTGATATACTCTTTTTAATTCTAAATCCATTTCTTTATTAAAATGTACTGATGTTTCTGTTGTGTTGTGATGTGCATGACATAGTCCAACACAAAAACCATTTTCTATTGATATTTGTCTATTTGCTGTTCCAAAATATACTTCATGTATACATTGTCTTGGTCTACCACAAAAGAAACATCTATCTAAATTATTTAATATGCTATATCTCATACCTAATCGCCTCTATTTTCTTTTTTAAGGCATTTTGTTTACTGTCTATGCTCTCATATGCCTTTTTAAATCTAAATAGTCTAGCCCCTAATTCTGCTAATTTTTTGCTATCTTCTTTTACATATTCTTTTGCCATTGCCTCAAAATAACTCATTGCTGGTGCTTTTTCTTTATTAGTTTCTTGCCATTGTTTTCTTTGCATATATATTTGTTTGTTTTCTGATATAGAAATTTCTGTTTTTAATGTGTCATATTCTTGTTGTATTCTTGCTACCATCTCTCCTATTAAGTAATTCATATTTGCATATATTTCTATATTTTTTGATATTTCAAATCCAGTATCAGGATTATCTTTTAATTCATTTTGTAATTTCGTATATGTATCTGCTATTTGTTTGCTATCTGCATTTTGAATTGTAAAAGGGTTGAACATATATAATTTTTCAAATTCCATTTTTTTTACCTTTCTACATGTTGATGCATTAAAACATATTCTGAATTTTCTCCCATGTTATTCAATAAAAATTCACTTGCTTGTTGTTTACTTAAATGACTTTCTTTTGCTCTAAATTCATATACATATTTGCAGTCTTGTTGTTTTTCTTTTATTCTTTCTTCTATATCATCTTCATCATAATTACCTTCAACAAGATATAAGTCATAATTTTTAGCACTTATTCCCTCAACTGTTTTTGTATCTGTCATATAGATTACTTTATAATCATCAAATAGCGCCCTATAGCCACATTGTGGCACATCATGATATAATTTGATTGGTACAATTTTAAATAGCTTATAATCGTATTTCGTACCAATTTGAAGTACGTCTATATTCTTTCTTTCAACTCCACATTCTAGAAGTGGTTTTAATAGCCATTCACAACAAGCAAATCTTAGAGTTGGTCTTTCTTGTGCTAATTTTTTAATTGTTTCTTTCTTGAAGTGATCTGAATGCACGTGCGTAAGAAGAACTATTTTTAATTGCTTATAATATTTCTCTAATCTTTTAAAAGTAACTCCGCAGTCTATTAAAATTATGTCTTTTATTATTGTTGCATTTCCTGTGCTACAACTTGATATAATCTTATAGTTCATTCATTGATACCTCTTTTGCTCCTTCTGTTTGTTCTTCTATTGCTGTTTCTGTTTGTATTTCAATAGGCTCTTGTTGTATTTCTTGTTGCATTTCCTCGGCTTCATACATTCCTGCTAAATCTTCGACAAATGTTTCTCTTAATGCTCTTACTTTTGCTACTTTTTCTACCATTGTTGCACCTTTATTATTCCAGTTAGAATTTAATTGACCTTGTCCTGTTTTTTGTGCTACTTCATTAAAGCTTACACTTGAATATGTAGGGTGTGACCAATCCTTTCTAAATACTCTAGCCCAACCACCTACAAGCTGTTCATCTCCTAACTTAAATGTTCCTTGTCTTTCTTCTACTGTTCCATCTGGTTTTTGAACTATAATTCCACTTTCCATTCCATCATAATTTGAATTTAATACAGCTCTTTTAAGTATTGCATCTTTTCCTACAACTAATTGTGCTGGTACTCCTGCTTTATATTTAATTAAATAAGCTTCTCTTAAAAATGGATTTAATTTTCTAACCTTGCAAAGTTCTGTAAATAACTTAAATTCTTGATTGGTTATTTTTGCATCTGTTCCTACTATATATTCTTGTACTATACTTGGTGTTAATTTAATTTCATTTCCATCAATATCAAATTTAACCATTAATTCATTATTCGCTTTTTGTATTTCATTACTCATATTCGTAACCTCCATTTATTAAAAATTCTTTTAATGCTCTTAATTTTGTTTTTGTTCCTTTTACTGTAAATTTTAATGTTAATACTTCTTCTTTTTCTTCTTTTGGTTGTTCTAACGGTTTGTTAAATATACTTTCTAATTGTTCATAACTTTTTTTAGTTATTTCGTGATTTTCATTCATTTCAATGTGTACTACTTTTTGTTCTTCTTTTTTCTTTTCTTCCTCTATGGCTTTAAATCTATTTGTTACCGTTGTTATTGCTTGTGCTACATTTAATGTCTGTTTATATTCAACTAATATTTCTGCTTTATGTTCTTGTGTTTCAATTAGTTTTAAATCATCTGTTAT